GGAAGGCCACCATTAACTGGGTTCTTCAACCTCTAGGAAAATCAGAGGATAGGTATTTGAATAAACAATTCTGGCTAGATCAAAGTGATAATCTGATGTATGCTGGAAAGGCAGAGGGTCTTTCTGATACTCGAAGAGCCAGAATGCCAGCGTTCTTTGAGACAAGTAATCAGGACTTACCAAGTTATGCTTAATAATGATAATAATTTAAGGCCAGCATATGCTTTTGCTTATGTAACTGAGCCACAAGATATTAAAGAAGATGAAGAAGTTAATCTATCTCCTACTGTTTTTAAGTGGTTCTGGGTTGTAGCTACTGTTGTTAGTAGCTTTGCAGCAAATCAAGTTAAAAAGAGTGCAGAGAAGAAAGCAAAGAAAGAAATGGAAGCTGCAAGTAAGGAAGCTCAAGCATCACAACAAAAATATTTAGATGAAAAAGCAATAGCAGATCAACAAATAAAAGCACAAGAAGCTCAATATGCAGATCAACAAAAGGCTCAACAAACTGCACAACAAGAAGCTGATACTGCGTTAGCACAAGCTAAAAAAGATCAATTTGTTGCACAACAAACAGCAGCTCAAGATGTAGCTTATGCTAAAAAGCAATCACAACTTTCAATGGCCACTGCTGATGCACAAGCACAGCAACAATTAGCTTTATCAGAAGGTACTGCAGAGGTTGGAACACCAGTAGGACAGCCAGGAGTTTCCGCTACAACAGTTAAACAAACCCCTGGTTTAGGTATAGGTGGTACACAAGAACCCGATGAAGGTTTAGAAGCTAAAAGTGGTTTAACTATATGATTCCTGTGCCTACTTTAACTAAAGAAGTTATTGATTATTTGGAAACCCTCTATCCAGATAAGGCTCCAGATATTAGTATGGAAGAAAGACGTATTTGGTATGTCTCTGGTCAGGTGTCAGTTGTACGGCATTTAAAAGACCAGTATAATTTACAAGAGGAATCTAAGTACAATTAAAATATTATGTCTTGGTTAGCAGCAGCCACTTTTTTATCAGCAGGGGCGACTCTTTATTCAGGTTATAAATCTGCTCAAGCTGCTAAAGCTGCAGCTAAACAATATGAAGCTCAAGCTGCAGAAACTAAAAAACAAGCAGAAGCTAGATTAGCTCAAATGAAGGCAGACTCTAAACAGAGTAAGCTACAATTTGAAGCTAGTTTAAAACAATCTCAACAACAATCTGATCAATTAAAAGCACAAGCATTACAATCTAAAGCTGCTGCAGAACAATCAATTTCACAGCAAAAAACTTCATCTGCTTTAGCTATTCAGCAATCAAAATTAGCATCTGCCATAGCTCTTCAAAAGACTAAAGCTAAAGTATCTAGCCGTACTCGTAAAAAGCATGGTACTCCCTCAGCTTTAAAAACAGGTTTAGCATTTAAAACAGGCTTAGGTGGTTCTAGTTATTCTCAAGGTGCTGGTACTGCTGGAGGATTAAATGTCTAAAAAATATACCGCAGAAGGTAGGTATAGATCTTTAGAACCTGAAAAAACTCTTTATCTAGACCGAGCAATTGAGTGTAGTAAATATACACTTCCAACTCTAATTACTGATAACGATAGAAGTTCAGGTAGGAATGCTTATACAAAAATTAATACTACTTATCAAGGCTTAGGAGCTAGGGGTGTTAATAACTTAGCAGCAAAACTTTTGGTTGCTTTGTTACCTCCAAACCAAGCTTTTTTTCGTCTTTCAGTAGACGATATGAAACTCCAACAGGAGTTAGAAAATTACAAAGATTTACAATCTAATTTTGATCAACAGTTATCTTTAATGGAACGTGCTGTAATGCGTGACATTGAAGAGTCAGGAGATAGAACAGCATTATTTGAAGCACTTAAACATTTAATTATTGGTGGTAATGCTTTACTTTATGTATCTGAAACTGGTACTAGAGTTTATCCACTTAAATCCTTTTGTTTAAATAGAGATCCAGAGGGTAATATTCTTGAAGTAGTTGTTAGAGAAGAGATAAGTCCAGATGTATTACCAGATGGAGTAGCTAAGAAAACACATGATGGTAAATATGTAGATCAAACTTGTTTCTTATATACATATATTGAGTGGGATTATGAGAAAGATAAATGCTACTGGTATCAAGAGGCTTATGGAAAACGTATAGGTCAGCAAGGCTCTACACCTATAGAGAAATCTCCTTGGATTCCTCTCAGGCTTTATCGGGTTGCTCATGAAGCCTATGGTCGTTCGTTCTGTGAAGAGTTACTAGGTGATCTTAAATCTCTTGAGTTTCTTTCAAAAGCTATAGTTGAGGGAAGCGCTGCGTCAGCACGGATTTTATTTCTCTGTAACCCGAATGGTACAACACGCCCAGACAGCCTTGCCAGAGCCGCAAATGGCAGCATTGTAGCTGGAAATCCAGATGATGTAGCACCACTGCAAATGCAGAAGCAAGCGGATCTAACAGTAGCGTTAAATACTATTGCAAGGATTGAGCAAAGATTGAGCTTTTCATTCTTACTTAATAGTGCTATTCAAGCTGGAGCTGCAGGACGGGATCGAGTCACTGCGGAAGAAATCAGAATGGTCGCCAATGAGTTGGAGACTGGGTTGGGAGGCGTATATTCTATACTTTCTGTAGAGATGCAGCTCCCATTAGTACATCGAAAGATGGCAATGATGGAGAGACAGAAACGTTTACCTAGATTACCAAAAGATATAGTTAAGCCTCGTATTACTACAGGTCTTGATGCTTTGGGTAGGGGTAATGATAAAGCTAAATTAATAGAATTTATACAAACTCTTGCTCAAACAATGGGTCCAGAAACGATGGCTCAATATGTAAATACTAGGGAACTTATCACTAGACTTGCTGCCTCAGATGGACTAGAAACTTATAAGCTTATCAAGTCTGAAGAAGATCTTGCACAAGAGCAACAACAACAGGCTATGATGATGCAACAGCAGCAAGCAGCGCAAGATCCTCAAAATGATCCTGCAAAACAAGCCGCACTTATTAAAGCTGAAAATGACTCAATCAGGACAGAACAAGAAACAGCCCCTCCAACAGGAGAAGGTGGAATCTAAACCAGCAGTTCTAGAAGAACCACCAAAAGGTAAATCTAAATCTCCTTATGATCTTCTTATTGAAGATTTAAAAGAGAAGAAACCAGAAGTTTATGAGCAATATATGAAAGCTCTTCAAGCAAAAAAACCTGCTTGGGTGTATCCTGATCTAACCGTCCGTATTGGTTAAACATGGAAGTAAATGTTCAAGAGCAGGAAACCAGTTCTTTTAACGAACAGGATCAACAGATCCTTGATGGACAGCAACCTCCACAAGAGGGTCAGGAGGAACTCATTGGTGGGAAGTTTAAGACTGCCGATGAACTTCTCAGTGCTTATCAAGAACTTGAAAAGAAACTTGGAAGTAATCCCAATAGTGGGTACGAAACTAAAACAGAAGAGGATGCGCCAAGTGAGGAGGTTAAGGATGAAGAAACTGTAGAAACTACTAGCCTTAATGAAGAACAAGAGAACACTATTATTGAAAGTATTGGAGGTGGCGATAACTTCAAGGCTGCTCAGGATTGGGCTACTAAAAACCTAGACCAAGAAGAGTTAGATGCTTATAACAGAGAAGTTAATAGTGGAGATTATTTTCGTGCTAGGAATGCACTTCAATCCGTCTACTTTGCTTTCAGAGAAAATTCTGGGGTAGAACCTAATCTCATCAGTGGTAGATTATCTAACAACAGTACAGACGTTTATCGCTCTACAGCAGAAGTAGAAGCAGCCATGAATGACCCACGTTATTTGAATGATGCTGCATATACACAGGATGTAGAAGACAAAATGTCAAGGAGCGATATACTTAGTCCGAAGTTTTAAGGTATCATAAGTATAGCTTATGTAATAATTGTTGCCTCTGAGGAGATAACGACAGTTTAAGCGTGGGCAATTTTCACTCTTAATCTATTTTCTAGGTAAATTCGATGCCTGATTTTTCATCGATTTCCAGGTTAGGTAGTGTTAATGGCGTACAATATAACGCCAACGCTGCTGCTGGAAATTATGAAAGGGAGAATGCGAACTTCCTGAAAATCTTCTCAGGGGAGGTACTAACCACCTTCAATAGGGAAACGATTTTCAAAGATCTAACCATGAAGAGGACAATCTCTTCAGGAAAATCCGCAGAATTTCCAATTACGGGTCGCTTCTCAAGTCGCTACCACCGCCCAGGTGACTGGATCACAGGCCAAGGCAACAAAGGTGAGATAGGATCAAAAATTATTACAATTGATGACCTACTTATCGCAGATGTCAGTTTGTATGATCTTGATGAAGCCAAACTTCATTGGGATGTGAGGAGCATTTATAGTCGTGAATTAGGAAGGGCTTTAGCAAGGAGCTATGATAAGCGCCTAGCACGTACATTACTTTCTGCTTCTGAGTCTGATGGTCGTGTTGATGATTGGGATTCTAAGAGATTCCAGTTAAACGCTGGTACTTACGCTTCTGTAAGTACAAACACAATCACCTTATCAGCCAACTTCCAGACTGCTGAATTAAGCTACTGGGCTGTTGGTACAACTGTTTATGGTGAAGACTCTGGTGCTTATGCTGTTATAACAACAGCTCCATCTAACGGTGCTGCAACATTCGTTGTTAACCCAATCAGTGCTATTGGTACTGGTGCTAATGCAGCGTTTACTGTTGGAGAGCGTATATTTGTACTTAACAAGCTTCCTGGAGGAACATCATACACAGGTATTAACCTGAATGGTGCTTCTGACAGAAACGCTAGAGGTGATCTTATTGTTGAGAACCTTTACAAAGCTTGTCAAGCACTTGACGAGAAGGATGCTCCATCTGAAGGCCGTGTGGTTGTTCTAACCCCTGGTGCTTACTACGATGTCATCAACTCTGACAGAGCGATTAATACTGATTGGAACGGTGGAAGTGGACAGAACGGAACCT